CGCATGGCCAAGATCACGCTGGAACGCTGGCACGTCGACGACGATGGGAGCGTGCGCACCGATCGGGGCGTCGACGTGGTGACGGCATTCGATCATCGGGTGGTCGCCACCGACGCGGACCTGCGGGCGATCGTCGCGGTGCCCGAATTGCTCCGCTTGGCCGACGCCGTGATCGCCGCTGGCCCCGCCGTGCCGCAGCACGTCGCCCGGCTGGCGCACGTCGCGCAGGCGTTCGCGCTCGGGGAGATCAAGCTATGAGCGGCCGCGACGACGGGATCGGGACCATCGTGCGCGGCGAGGCTGTGATCCTCGTCCTTGGCTCGACACGGACGGAGATGTCGGCGGACGCGGCCCGAGCGGTGGCGACGCTGCTGTTGACGTCTGCCGATCTGGCCGACGGCCACGAGGCCACCGAGCACGACGCGGACGAGTCGACGACCTACGACCGGGGCGATGCGTGACCACCGCCCGGGGCGTGGCCCAATTCGGGCAGCGGCACCTCGAGGTGCTTGCCGACCGAGGGCCCGGGATTCGCGTGGTCAGCGGTGGGTATGGCAGCGGCAAGACCAGCCTCGGCGTGGCGTTCCTGCTCGACCTGGGGATGCGGGCCGGCGCGGATGGTCCGATCCTCGGGTGTGAGCCCACCTATCCGATGGTGCGCGACGTCATGGAACGGTCGATCGCCGAAAACCTCGACAGGTGGGGCGTGCCCTATCGGCACTGGAAGCAGGCCCATATCTTCGAGATCGGGAAGGGGCGCAAATTCGAGGTGTGGTGCCGCTCGCTTGACCGGCCGCGCAGCACCGAGGGGATCAACGCGATCGGGGCGTGGATCGACGAATGGGAGCTTTGTGACGTCGAGGCGTTGGTGCCTGCGATGCAGCGTGTGCGCGTCGGTGGCGCACTCGAAACGCTGTTGACCGGCACGCCCGAGGGCTACGGGCCGGCGTATGAGCTGATCTTGGCCAAGCCCGCGCCGACGACGCGGGCATACATCATCCGCACGCGCGACAACCCCTTCCTGCCCGCCAGCTACATCGACGACAGCAAGGCGCGTCTCGGCACCGATGAGGCGATCGCCGAGAAGCTGGAAGGCCAGCGCACCGCGCGTGGTGGGCGCGTCTATGCGCGCTTCGCTCGGCAGCAGCACGCCGTCGCGCCGCCCACCGTGCGCCCTGGACAGGGCAGGCTCGCCGTCGGGTGCGATTTTAACGTGCGCAACATGCAATGGGTCGTCGCCGAGATCGACGACGAGCGGCGCGTGGCCCACATCGTCGGCGAGGTCGTCAAAGAGGGCGGGACGACGACGGACGAGCACGCGGAACGGGTCGCCGCGTGGATCGGGCGGTACCTGCAACGCACGCGCGGGCGCCCCTACAGCCGTGACGAGATCGCGAAGATGCGGATCTCTGCCTACGTCGACGCCAGCGGGACGGCGCTCAAATCGACGTCGTCACTGTCCGACGTTCACCTGCTGCTACAGGCGGGATTCCGGCCGGTGCATGGCACGCGCAATCCGCCCGTGCGCGATCGCATCAACACGCTGAATTGCCTCTTTCGGGACCGGCGGGTCACCGTCGACGGCGAGGCATGTCCCACGTTGGTCAAGGCCCTCGAGACGCAGGCATACGACCGCAGTGGCGAGCCCGAGAAAAAGACTGGCGCGGCCGACGTCTCCCACATCGTCGACGCGCTCGGGTACCTGGCTCACTGGCAGTGGCCCGTCGATCGGCCGGGCGCGTCGTCGACGGTGCGTGCGTCGACCGCGCTAGACGAGTGGGGCGCCGTCGGGTGAGGTTGACAGCACGCGCTTACATAAGCGCCGCGGCGTGGTAGGCTGTGGCGCATGATCCCCTTGACTTCCGCCGCCAGCGACGCCGTCATCGCACAGATCCGCAAGGACGCGGGGGTGTGGTCGCCCGACCAGTTGCGCGACCTGCTGACCGTCGGACGACGTCAGCGGCCGTCGGATTACGACAGCGTCGTCAAGGGCCTCGCCATCCGATACAGCGGCGATCAGCAGAGTGTGGTCCGGCAAGCCCTGCGCCGCGCGTATCCGCGCACGGGTGAGCGGATGCCGGTCGATCCCGTCAATTGGCTGCGCTTCTTCGCGCGGCAGGATTCGGGCGTGTACACCGCCCCGGCGCAGCGGGCCCTCGTCGACGATGCTGGCGCACCCCTGCCCGTCGACGATCCTCGGGCCGAGGCGTTCGCCGACGCCCTCGACGAAATGGGGATTGACGTCATGATGCCCGAGGTCGAGCGCCGCGCCGCGACGGGTGCGCGGGCTGCTGCGATCGTCGTCGGATATCGACAGATCGCAGGCGAGGACGACGGGCGGATGGTCGCCCACGTCTATTGGCCCCACGACGTCGTCACCATCACGCACCCGTCTGCCCCCGACGACGTCAGTGCCCTGTGGTTCGTCGCGCTGCGACAGGCGACCGAAACGGGCGCGTCGGAGCAGTGGTGGGTGTGGTCGCGCGAATTCGTCGAGGACGAAATGGGCAACCTCGTCTCGTTCGGGGCGTGGTCGCATCGGCGCGTCAGCGAGGACGGGCACAAGGCGACGGCGTCGGAGGCATACGAGGGGCGCTTGCCGATCGCGTTCCTGCGCACCGAGGCGCCCGCCGGTGGATTTTGGCCCGAGCCGGATAGGGACGCCAGCGTCAACGTGGACACGCTGAACGTGGCGCGATCCAATCGGCAGCACGTCGTGAACCTGCAAGCCCACGCACAGGCCGTCTATTCGGGGACCATGCGCGAGACGAGCGAGCTTGTCGGCGGCCCCGACGCCGTGCTGCACATCGCATCGGGCGAAACGCTGCAATACCTGACGCCGTCCGCGGACCATGCCGCGATCGAAGCCTCGGCGTCGCGCGACCTGTCGGAGCTTGGCGTCAGCCGTGGCAATAGCCCAGACGCCTACGCTGTCGAGCCTGGTGCGCCACAATCGGGCGTGTCGAGGCTGATCGCTAACGCGCCGCACGACCAGCGCATCGCCGAAATGCGCCCGATCTTTGAGCGATTCGAGGAGCAGCAGCTATTGCCGATCGTCCTCGACGTGCTCGCACGGTTCGATCCCGATGCGCCTGCGTCCTTCGAGGGCTCCTACCCGTCGACGACGCTGGGATCGGCCAAGGTGTTCGAGGACGACAGCGCCAAAACGCAGCGCGTGCTTGACCTGCTGGCGGCCAAGGTCATCGACGAGGCCGACGCGCGGGTGATGTTGGGCCTGTCGTCGACGCGGGACGAGGCTATGGCCTACCTCGGGCAGCGCATGGCCACCGCGGCCCCTGCCGCGCGTCTCGCTGGCCTGTCTGCTGGCCCGTCCCCGTTCACGTCGACGCGCGAGACGAGCGCGGGCGCGACGGTGACTGAGGACGAGGAATGAGCGGCGCCGACGCGGCTGGGCCCATCGCCGATGCCGCGATCGGGGACCTGCGTGCGCTGGCCTCGGCGCTTGAACGCGACATGCTGCGGATCATGCTGCAACTCAACACCGAGTCGGGCGAGGACAGCCTTGTCCGCCGACAGGGGCAGACGGCCGTGGCGGTCTATCGGCAGGTCGAGGACAGGCTGCGCCTCGCAGGCGATGACGTCGCGCAACGTGCCGGCGCACGCGCTGTCGAGGCCGTCGCCGCGGTGGCGGGCGTGCCTCCTGCGTCGCTGCCGCTGAGTGTGCGCGAGGAATTGGACATGATCGTCAACGGGCAGACCGCCGACGTCGCTGCGGTGTTCCGCGACGCGGCGAGCGTCATCCGTGAGGGCATCGCCCGCGGTGTCGCGTCGGGCGGCAGTCTCGGCGACATCGTCGCCGACGTTGCCGATCTGCTGGACACCACATTTCGCCGGGCGCAGGCTGCGGTCGACGCTGCGGTGATGGCCGCCGGGCGTCGCGCGGTGATGGCCGCCGCTGCCGAGGTGGGGCCGGAATTCGATCTGGTCTATGTCTACGTCGGACCCAAGGACGGGAAGAATCGCCCCTTCTGCGCCAAGTGGGTCGGCAAAGCAGCGACGGAGCCGGCGAAGCTCGACAACGAGCAGGGCTTACCCGTCGACGACTTCTGCGGAGGCTACAATTGCAGGCATTCGTGGGCACCTACGCTCGTCGAGGAAGCATTGCGCGAGGGCTATCGCATCTTCGATACGTCCGCAGGCGGCGACGGTGTCGACGTCACTGAAACCCTGCGGCAGCAGGTAGAAGCAGAGGTGGTGTGATGGGCGTGAAGATCACCCGCCGTGGGGGCAGTGGCGGAGGTGGGCCGCCGAGGTTCAACGCACAGGCTGTCGCCGCCGTCATCAAGGGCATGGTGCCGGGCATGATCTTGGAGCGGACGAACAAGGGCATCGACGCCAACGGGCAGCAATTCGCGCCCTATTCCAAGCGGTACCAGAATTTCTTGAAGCTCGGCGGCGAGGACCCCAAGGTCGATCTTCGCCTGTCGGGCGGGCTCATGAATTCGATCAAGGCACGCAGCATTGAGATCCTAAAGGAATCCGTGCGTGTCGTCGTGGCTCCCGATGCCGGCACGTCGCCGGTGTGGGCGCCGAAAGCCGGCGGGGAAAAGCGGTACGCGCGAGCCGAGCGCAAATTCAAGCGGCTGTCGGACGCGGGCGACTACTCCACGCACGTCGCCGGGCGGCAGATGTCACGCGCCTACCGGATGCAGCGCACGGGCAAGCAATCCCCGCCCCACAACATCGTCGGGTATTGGCTGCACCACGGCACGCCAAAGATGCGGGCCCGTCCGTTCATGGGCCTCACCGACGAGCAGTGGAAGGCGCTGCGGGCGGCAATCGCCAAGGTGATGTGGCGATGACGTGCGTTGCGCTTACATAACCAGTCAAGTAGGA